TTTCATTATTTATCCAGAAGCCCTACTCTCTAGAAAAGCAGGGCTTGCGGTTAGAATTATCTAGCGATTTTTACGTCAAGGAATTTCTTTGCACCATCTGCAAAAGTCTTGATACCACCAAGATATGAAGCAAATACTGAAGTTGCTCGCATATCTGCACGAGGACGCATATCAGATCCTTTGAAGTCTTGCATAACAGCGTCGATACCTCCACGTTTTCCAAAGTAAGCGTGGATGAAGTTTGAGCTCCAAGTATCTCCACCTGCTGTAAGAGTTTCAGAAACAGTCAAAGCTCCTGAACCAGTTCCTTCGATAGTAAGAGTATTTGCACTATTATCATTTGTCGCAGCAATTTTGTAAGTTTCAGAAATGAGAACTTGATTTGCAGCAGAAAGCGCAACACCATCTGCTGTAGTAGTTGCAGGATCGTTGATAAGAGCTGCTAAGTTAGCACGAGCAGCGTCTGCTGATCCACCAATCAATACTTCACCAGCAAGTGGAGTAAGAGCGGTTTTGAAAGTGAATGTAACACCGTTAATAACAACTGGGTCTGCGTCTGTAGGTTGAGTAGCGAGTCCGAGAACTGCTTCACCCATAAGATTCTCAGAAACGTATACTTCAGCACTTGAAACAGTACCTGTATAACCATTTGCATATACTGAACCAGCAAGGTCAATACTTTTTCCGAGCAAGTATTCAGTCATTGCAGCTGCTCCGTAAGAATCAGTTACAAATACAAGATTTTCGAGCATTTGGTGATTTCTTCGAAGTTTAGCAGGCATACGAGCTACCATTTGAGGTACAGTCGTACTTGATTCAGTGATAGCAACACCTGTACTAGCAAGAGTTGTCAAATCCCCTGTGTCGAACGTATAAGAAGCATTTTGTACTTCAGCAAAGAAACGAGCATCAAAGTCTTGGGAGACTTTATGAGCAAGTTCTTTTGCAAAACGTTCTACTGGGTTTTGTGGTCCAGCTTGTGTAATTTCTCCATCAGAAACAATCACAGCACATTCTTTTTCAAGGTTTACTGTCAAGAGTTCTGAACTATCTGTGATAGAGTCAAAAGTTGAAACAGATCCACGAGTTACTGCACGAACACGAACACTTGAAACGTCAAGTGCAACACGTTCTACACTCTCACCAAATTTCAATGTTGGTTCAAAACGAAAGTTAGCGATCTTTTTAGCCACGAGGACTTTATTAAAGATTTCCTCGTACGCATTATCAAATTGCGGTTTGAAGTCTGTTAAAGCCATATATAATTATTTATACCATTGTACGCAGACGTGTGACCATTGCCTCATTGTATTCTTTTTTAAGTTTTGGATCACTCATAATTTGTTTGAAGTATTCCGTGTCTCTTGTGGCTTTATCTACATCGAGAGTTCCACTGGTATCACGGCTTACCTTTGTATTTGAGCTTTCCATAGTCCTTTTTCCTACAACGAGATGACCATACGCCTCGTCAATAAGTTGATTAAATGTTTTGTTTTTGTTTGCAGGATTGAGGGAAAGACTTTTGATAACTTCTTTATTTACAACACCTTCATATTCGGGAGATTTCTCCATTGCTTTTGAGAAGTGTTGATTAAATAATTCATCTATCTTTTGAGTCTTTTCTTTATCGGTGAGAGGTTTTAGTTTGGAAGTGAGCTCTTCTTCCATTTCTTTTTTACTCTCTGCCCGAAGGGTTGTTGCAAGATCCTGCAAGAAGTTTGCATCAACACCATGTTTTTCTGAAAGTTCTTGAATATCTTGAACAACTTCTTTTTTGGTTGCCCCTTCTTCAATAATTTTCCTAAGTTCTTTTAAATCCTTTTGAAGCTGTTTATTTTCTTTCTTCATCTCAATGAATGAGTGAAGTGGTATAACATCATCAGATTTTTTCTCTTCTGTTTCCACATTGAGAATATCTCCGACAGTTGACTCTTGCTCTTTTGGAGCTTCTACAACTTCCTCTGTTTGTTTAACCTCCTCAGCAGGAGCGTTCTTGAGTTCTTCACTCATAAGATAATCAATTTAACGTCGAGACCTGACGGGGTTTTATACCTCCACCCAGAAGGAAAACGGATACTATGGTAGATAATTTCCGCTGTCCGCCTCCGATTGTTCAGAGGCAAGAGCGACGATTATACTTTAGTCAATAAGTTTGTGTATTCCTCTTGAGCCATTTCAAGGTTTTTATCTGCGTACTTCATCACCTTGAGTAGTGTGAGATTTGCTTCTATCTTTGATATGTTTGCCACAAGTTCGATATGTCCCATTGTTTTATAATTTGCGACAATTCTTTCAATTCCACCAGCAACTTCTTTTTCTAATGAGCTGATGAGTAGCTTTCCACTATCCAAATTTTTTAGAGATACAATGGATTTGAATTTAGAAATATCATCCAGTACCTCTTTTTTATTTTCTTCATTCATATATTTACCATTTAAGACCAGTTTGTTCTTTGATAGTTTCAAGATCAGTCTCAAGCTCTGCTTTGAGTTCATCCAGCTCCTTGACTTTATTTTCGATCGCTGTAATCATTGCGGTTGCTTCTTTTACGATCCACGCCCCATTGAGTTCTTCTGGAGTAAGTTCTCCAACCTTTGGATGAAAGTTCATAACGTTTCCAATCTTTGCTGTTTCGACTTCTACCTGGGCTCTTTTTTCTTTGTTGAACTTTTCAATTTTACCGAGCTCTGAAAGAATATCTTGAATTGTGAACTCTGCACTGATCCCTGTTTTTTTAATTTTAGTCTCTGTACCCTCTCCACTAACGATTTTGAATTTATATGCCATATAGTAAGGCTTAAAAAAAATTAAATAACTTCTTGTTGTGTAATATCTGGAACTTTGTTAGCTGGAATTCCTGACATTTCAGGATTTTCTTGCCCCGTTGCTCCGATTTGTCCTTGTTTTAACATTTCCAGTTTCTGAGCTTCAAAGTTTCTTGCTTCATTTCTCATGATAATTTCTTCCAGTTTCACGAGATAATCTGCCATTCTCATAAACTGTTCTTGATTCATATCTTCCTCGTGATCTCGCATGTAGTCTACAAATCTCTGTTTATATGCGTTATTTGCAAGTTTATTTGGTTTTATTTGTTCGTTATCAAGGAGTTTTTCAATATCTCGATCCGCCTCAGATAGAACTTTACTATTTCCGTAAGTAGATGTATCAAGTAACTGTTCGATCTCTTGATCTTCGAGACCAGCAATTCTTGCTTGTAATTCAAAGAGCTTCTTCTGATTGAGTCCTTGATTGCCTTGTTGTGCCGATAAGAAAGTTAGCTTTTGTTGTCTTTCTTTTAATGACTGTACGACCTGAGCATTTGAGGCCTCAATATTCACTGCATATTCATCACCTTTTCGAAACAGATCTCGTCTACTTACCTCGTGCATCTCAATTCCTTCTGGTCCAATAATATCAATAGCTGTTTTCTTTATAAGATGTTGTCTCACACCAATTTCCCAAAGTTCTGCAAATCTCTTATATCCAAATGAATATGATTTGTTTAAAAGTCCAAAGCGATCAGCCGTTGCCTGTTGATTTCCTTCATAAATACCGACTTTCCCTTCTTCATCGGCAACTCCTTTTGCACCAGCGGTTACCCCACTTGCTTTTTCTTGTATAGCTTCTAAAAGATTGAAAACCTGAATCGGAGTATTGATACTTGGAGTCGGAATTGTCTGATATGATCGGCTTACATCATAATCCCCTTTAGTTGGTAAAATACCATCTCTTCGATATTTTAGTTTAGATAGATCATCGAATGCGTTAATGTTTACGACTCTCATCGGCTTGTTGATTGCTTCTGCGTTGTCTAACATCTGATTGATAGAGACATCTTGTGCCATAAAGATCTCCCGAACATAATCGGCATATGAGGGAGTCCAGAACTCAGTTAGATCTGGGAAACAAGCCCACGACCAGAAAGGCCAAGCACCAAGTGGAAATTTATCAGTCTCGCTGAATACATCCGTCAATAGGTCACACCTGATACAACAGCCACTGTTATCTAAAACTAAATAAAATCTTTCTCCTTCATAAGTAGTAAACCATTTCCAAAATCTAAATTTTCCTTTATTACTTTCTTCTTTATTGGTTATAGTGATATTTTGATCATAGATACGTTTTCGTTTGTTTTCCTCTTCTTGGTTGGTATCATCTGCATTTCCACCTCCATCAACCAAAGAATCAACGGCACTTTTAAAATAGATTTTATTCTTTACCCCTTCTTTTAACTGTTTTTTATTGAGGACAATAGAATAAGCACCCATATAATTCGCCTCTTCCATATCAAGACCACCACAAGAAGGATCAATCAAGAAATCATAGACATCTACTGGCTCCAGATGAGCCTGATAACCATTGATAGAGTCCGCAAAATAAGAATATATAGCACGTCCATATAAAATACCTTGTTTTTTCCCGACTAAGTCTTTTATTTCCCAGTCATTACTGGCTGCGTCATTCTTGGCTAACTGATTCAACATTTCAACACGTTTGAGTTGTGAGTTTTTACGTTTTACAAAAGTGAAAGAGATAGGGTTATCGATCTTTGAAAGAATTGTGTGGATAAACTCTTGCATTCTCCCCAGATTGGTATTTGCTCTTGATTCTTGAGCAGATTGTTTTTTTGTATAATACATTTCCTCATTCTTTTGCCAATTTGATACCTTTCCCTGTTTATAAAGACGAGCGTGAGATATTTCTTCTAACGCTTGAGCTGCGATCTTATCTATTGTTTGTTTATTGTAAGCCATACAGGTAATAAAAATAGCCCTACATACAGACACCCGCCTTACGAAGGTGTCGAATATGTAAGGCTTTTATTGTTACTGTGTAGAGTATAGCATGTTTTACTTATACTTGGAATAGGTTTATACACCAATATCAGAGTATCGTGGTTCAGCTTCAAACTGCGATAGATCTACCTTCGGAAATGGTGGCTCTACAAGTTTTAGAGCGTAGGCCAGAGAATCACAGTTACCAACTAAAATTCCATTCGCAAAATAACAATGAGCATCTTCAACCGTTATGTTATATACTTTTCTTTTTTCTCGACTTGCTAGCACAGAATCGTGAACAAAATCTTTGTTTTTTAAACTTATTCCTTGCAAATTTAACTTTGCACTTCTCACAAGTAAATTCGATGTCATCAACTCCTGACTTTCTTCTGAATGATGATAAGCAAGCGTTTGAACAAAATTTAGTTTTTTCGTTTCTTGTACTTTTATACTCTTGTCCACAATTTGTGCACAGGAAAGATTTTTTTGTAGCATTCTTGAGAGATTCTTCAAAGTGTTTTTTATGCCACTCCAGACCTTCCTCAGATCCGTGCCACTTTTTGGTAAGCACTCGTATTTTGTTAAGTCGGTGAATTGCTTTTTCTCTAAATTCAGGAATTGCAAAACATTTTTGCATATGTTCCGATAAATGTTTGCCACTTTGTATACACTCAAGGTTATTAACGTGGTTGTTAAAAGAATTACCATCTTTATGATGAATAACAAACCCTTTTGGTACTTCTTTTTTGTTATGAAATTCCCAAATCGCCNCATGAAGTCCCTTAGGATTTTTTCTTCCTTTATTTGTATTTGATTGACTAAGATAATACTTTCTTTTCCCTCCCATGAGGCGGAATTGGACTCCATTAAAAATAATAACTTCTTGTATTTCCATAGCAACATTTCTTTTATATTTAAATAAAATATGTCACTATCATAACGCAGCGAATCCAACTTGTCAAATCTTTTCCCTGTAAAAACGGGATGACTTCTTGTGCCTTCAAGTCCTGTAAAACTCCGTATCGTCTTTACATAACCTGTCAGCCTCGACTCAAGGACTTTCTTTACTCCGATAGGTGTCAAAACAA